GAAGGGCTACATGGAGTTGCTCAAGCAGGCCATGCATGAGATGACCGGCGTGCCGGCGACCGCCCTGGGCACCCTGCAGCCGATCAGCAACACGTCCGGCGTGGCCCTGGCCCTGCAGTACCAGCCGTTGATGCTCAAGCACGACCGCAAGGTCACCCAGTTCAAGCCGCTGTTCACCAGGATCAACGAACTGGTGATCAAGCATGCGTTCCTGTTCCGGCCGGACCTGACGATCTACAACCCGTACCTGTCGGCCATGCTGTTGCGCCCCGACCAGGTCCCCGAGTTGGACCCGGCCAACCCGTCGTCATACCGCTCGACCATCGACTGGCCCAGCCCGATGCCGATGGACACCCTGATCAAGATCAACGAGGTCCAGGCCAAGATGGCCATGAACCTGGAGAGCCGACGCGGCGCCTTGCGCGACCTCGGCGTCCAGTTCCCGGACCAGAAGCTGCGGGAGATCTTCGAAGAGGTGGTGGAGGACACCAAGGAGCAGGGGGCCTTGGACCTCATCCGCAGCCAGATCGGCGCCTTCAACATGATGGCGACGGGCATGACACCAGACGGACAGCCGCTCATGGGCCAGGACGCAGAGGGGAACCCGGTGCCAGCGTCGCCACCGGTTGACCCCAACATCGCGATGGAGCTACAGCAGTTGGCCTATGGCATCATGCCGCCGCAGATGAGCGACTTCGAATCGGACGACCTCACCTGACACATGAGATACTGACCTATGGGGTCCATACTGTGCTATGCATGGACGGTCCCAAGGGTCCTTCCCAAGGGACAACACACCGATGAGCACGCACCAAGCAGAGGGCCAGCAGCCCATCCAACAGCCGCCGGCGCAGCAGATCGCTGATACCGGCCAGGGCTTCCTCCAAGGAGTCCAGCCGGCGCAGCCGCGTCAGGCCAATGACTGGACGCCCAACGGCGGGCAGAACTTCCAGCAGCCCCAGCCTCAACAGCAGCAGCCCAATGGCCAGTACTTCACGGCCGAGGACATCGAGAAGGCACGGCAGCAGGAGAAGGACAAGCTGTACGGCCGCATCGAGGAGATGGGCACCCAACTCCAGCAGGTCTTGACCGCACGGGAGCAGGAAGAGGCCGAGCGCAAGCGGCTGGCCGAAGAGGCCGACGCCGGGCGCAAGCTCGCTGAGATCGAGTCCTACCGCCGCCAGCGGCTGGAGCAGGAGCAAGAAGAGATCATCCCGGCCCTTCTGGACCTGGTACGGGGCAACTCACCGGAAGAGATCGAAGAGTCGATCCTGTACATGAAGGAGCGGTCCAACGTGATCGCTTCGAACTTCGCCGCTGCAGCACAGCAGGCGCAACAGCAAGTACCGTTCCGGGGGGCAGCGATGCCTTCCGTCCCACCCGTAGGACCACTGGAGCAACTACCGGCGAACGTCCCTGTCACAGACGCCCTCGTGAAGGGCATGAGCATGGACGACTACAAGAAGAATCGTGAGCAACTCCTCCGGATGACCAATCCAAACAACAGGCGTCAGGGCTAGCCCCTCGACCAAAGGAGAAGCTCATGGCAGGCGAAAGCCTGGGCGGGGAACTCCCCGTCATCTCCGGTATCACCGGAACGACCCGGGCCGCCACGGGCGGCCCTCTGTCCCAGTACTCGACTGCGGTCGGCTACGACGCCACGATCGGCATGGACAACACGGCAATGGGCTACGGCGCTGGTGTCACCACCGGCTCGACGCTCATGGGCCCGGCCATCCAGACCATCTGGTCGAAAGAGATCCTCTTTCAGTCCATGCCCACCCTTCGTTTCGAGCAGTTTGCTGTGAAGAAGACGGAGTTGGGCACGATGCCCGGCCTCACCGTCAACTTCATGCGGTATAACAACCTGCCGATCCCTGCTGGGCCACTGGTCGAAGGCGTGCGCATGAAGACGCATGCCATCACGGCCAACCAGTACGCGATCACCGTGTCGGAGCAGGGCTTCGCCGTCGCCGTCTCGGAACTGCTGCTCAACGCCAGCTTCGATGACGTCATGGCGTCGTCCAGCCGTCTGCTCGGCCGCAACATGGCCCTGTACATGGACAACCAGGCCCGTGCCACGCTCCAGCGTGCGACGTCGGTGGTCTTCGGCTACAAGAAGCCGACCGCCATCAACCAGGGCTACGGCGTGTACGAGCCCGGCGCCGTGGCGGCGACCGTCACCGACGTCACCGGTGCCACCGCCGGCAACGAGTACTACCTCCACCCGCACACGATCAAGGACGGCGTCGAAGTCCTGTCGGCCAAGAACGTGCCGCGGCTCGGGGAGACGTACGTCGCCTTCATCCACCCGCACCAGTCCCGCCGCCTGCGTGACACCCCGGAGTGGATCGAGGTCACCAAGTACGCGGCCCCGGGCAACTTCATGCTGGGCGAGATCGGCCGTCTGGACGACGTGGTCTTCATCGAGACGACGCAGGTCGGAGCCCCGGTGGGCACCAACGCCACCGACGACTACCTCACCCTGCCGGGCGGCAAGACCACCTCGGTGGACCCGGCCAGCCCGGACTGGCGTGGCAACCAACTCGGCAAGTCCGGCGACGCCGACACGACGTTCCCGAACATCCTGCAGCCGTCCAACGTGGTGCAGCCGGGGGCGACGCCCGACGTCGGCGGCATCAACGCCTTCGGTACCGACGACATCGTCGCCATCAACACGCCGGGCTGGGGTCAGCCGTGGGGTCCGTACGCCAGCGCCACGCCGGGTGCCTTCGAAGGCATCATGCTGGGCGACAACGCCTTCGGCCACGCGATCAGCCTCCCCGTCGAACTCCGCGACGGTGGCGTGCTCGACTTCGGTCGTGAGCACGCCCTGGCGTGGTACGCCATCTGGGGATGGGGCGTGATCACGGAGTCGTCCGTGGTCAAGATCGTCACCAACTGAGCGAGGGGACTGCTTGAGGGGAGGGCGGCAACGCCCTCCCCTCACGTTCGATACGGAGGTATCACAGTGAGCATCGTTGCAGTCCACGGCCCGAACACGTTCGGTTCCAAGGCGATCGCAGAGGCGGGCCCGATCCAGGCCCTGCCCAACCAGGCCAACGGTCTGCAGTGGACGTTCCGGCTTGACAGCCCGTCCACTCGACTCGACGCCGACTTCTCCTGGGCGTTCCCGCCCAACGGCACGCCGACGCCGCAGACGGTCAAGGCGCCGACCATCGTCACCTACGCCACCGCTGGGTCCAAGACGGCCACGCTGACCGTCACCGGCGCCGGTGCAGGGGCCAACCCCTTCCCGCCGGCGGGCTCGTACCCGATCACCATCACCGCCGTGTCCGGCACCGGCCAGCCGGGCGTCAGCCTGCGCAGCCTGCCGCCCGAGGGCGACGAGGGTGAGGGCGAAGAGCAAGAGGTGCAGGCGGGCTACGACCCGGCTGCCCACACCGTCACCGAAGTCATCGGCTTCGTAGAGGACAACCCTGACCAGTTGGAGGCCGTCCTTGCTGCCGAAGAGGCAGGCAAGGAGCGCTCCACGCTGATCAGCCACTTGGAGAGCATGCGCTCGTCGTAGTCTCTCCACCGAGCCACACCCATAGGAGAATCCATCATGGCCGGACGCGCAAACACCGAGCAGCCGGAGCAAGCCCAAGAAGAAGAGGTGAACGAGGTCACGCGGCCTTCCGACCTCGGCTTTCCACGAGCCGAGATCGAAGTGGAGCCCGTGCGACAGCCGATGCATGCCGACCCGGACGGAACGGTCCAGGTCCGCATGTCGCGCACGATCGATGACTTCACGTTCGGCAACCCGCACGTGAGCTATCACCTGGAGCAAGGCAAGTTCTACCGCATGCCTGCGCCGGTCGCTCGCTACCTCGACTCCTTGGGCTGCATCTACCACACCATGTAGCACCACAAGGAGCGCCGAATGGCTCGGCCCACGGTATTGCACGCTGGCTTCCTGATCCCCAATGCGGGAGACGTGGCCAGCCCGAAGATGGCCGAGCCGGATCGGGTCGACTTCAACACGCTCGGCAACGCCCGGTTCGGTGTGATCACCGGCTGCTTGGTGACCGTCAGCGGCGCCACGGCGACCAACACCGAGGGCATCGCCATTGTCGACGGCAAGCTCGTCCCGATGCTTGGCGGCCAGAGCGCCAGCCTCGGCTCGGCGGGCTCCCAGGACCGCTACGACCTGTTGGTCGTCAACAGTGGCGGCAACCTCAAGATCGTCCCGGGCTCGCCGGCGCAGAGCCCGCTGTTCCCCGATCCGCCCACTGACGTCACCGTGCTCGCCGCCGTGTTCTGCCCGGCCGGTGCCGGCAGCTACGTGGACAACGTCATCGACAAGCGCAAGATGCTGTCCGATGCGCTGCTGACCAAGCGCGCAGCGCTCGACCCGTTGGTGGCCAACCGCAACGGCTCGGGCGACATGTTCCGCATCACCGGCGACGGCGCCACCTCGTGGGCCGACGACACCGTCCTGCGGCGCATCAGCGCCAAAACCCTGCAGGTCACGGAGAACCTCAACGTCGAGGGCGACCTCCACGTCGGAGATGCAATCACAGCGCAGTCGCTGTACGCCGAGGGCAAGGTCAGGGGCTCCAACCTGCAGCAGGGCTTCAACCTGCCCGCTTCGGCCAACCAGGGCGACCTGTTCCAGAGCGATGCCGGGGCGCTGCTGATCTGGCAGGGCACCGCCTGGGAAGAGATCGCCACGGTGAAGTCGTCCATCCCGGTCGGCTCGGTGATCACCAGCCTGATCGCTCCCGCCGGCATGAGCGCAGGGTGGGTGGCGCTCGCTGGCCAGGTGATCCAAGAGGATGTCTACGCCACGCCGTTCGCCATCCCGGCGCTGGCGCCCTACATCGTCGTCGGGGGCACCGCTCCCCACCGCTCGATGACGCTGCCCGACGCCCGGGGCCGGATGCTCATGGGCGCTCTGTCTGGTGCCGCTGCCGCCAAGATGGATGGCTCCAACTCGCTCGCCGTGCTGTTGGCCAACATGCCCCCGCACAAGCATGACGTGAAGACCACTCCTACCCCGCTGTGGCCTCCGACGGTCCGCATCGGTCCTGCCGGCCGTCATGGACACACCACCCAACGGGGCGGCAACCACATCCATGAGGTGGCCGACCCCGGCCACCGGCACCTTGGGGCGGAAGCTCCGGCAGGAGGGGCCTTCGTCGCCCTGTCGTGGAACGGGCAGAACAAGATCGACGCCTACTTCAACGACCGCTCGCACACCTACAGCGTCGAGGCAGCGGACTGGACGGCACACGCCCTCACTGGCATCAGGATCAGTTCCTTGAGTTCGGAACACGACCACATCATCGATCCTGTTGACGACCACTATCACACGGTCAGCATCGATCCCCTCCTGCCGCACGAGCATGACGTCACGGAATCCGAGAAGGGCAGCGGGCAGCCGATCAGCTACACGCCGCTGCACATGACCGTCTACGTGTACCTCCGCGTATGAGCGAGTTCGCCACCTCCCGGTTCGGTTGGGATGCCCCGTCGCGCATCGCCGGGACCACCGTCATGCTTCAAGAGCAAGGAGCGCTCCCCGTGGGACTTCCGCTGTACGCCCCGCTGCCCTTCGTGCCGGCCACCTCGGGCTCGACCAGCCCCATCGGTGGCACGACCGAGGACGGCCACCCGATCTGGTCGTTCGTGCCGACCAGGGTGGACCTCGTCTTCTACCAAGGCGACGACGTGGTCATCCCCCTGTACTTCGACAACCCTGACGTCACCGGCGACGACATGGATGATCAGGACTGGTTCGCCCAGATCCGCCGGCGCCACCTGTACACCTCGACGCTGATCGCTGACCTGTCGGTGGCAGCGGAGTACGCCCCGGCCGGTGCGGAGACGCCCGAGTACACCAAGGTCGAGATGTACCTGCCGAGGGCGTTCAACACCACGTGGGGCTCTTTCGAGTGGGAGATCGCTTCTTATGGTGATACCGACCTATCAAGGTTCCCACCGCCGCCGGGCTGGGACCTCGATGTCGCTTGGCCACCGGAGCAGGCGCTCAAGACGTGGCTGTTCGGGCGCTGCTACATCGTGCCCCGCACCACCTCCACCGACGAGTTGGGAGCGGTGGTCGAGCCTGGTGTGCTCGCCCTCGGTCCCCGGGGTTTCGCCCTGGGGAACAACGGCATGTACTCGTCGGCGCCCAACCCATCCGTGGGTGTCGCCGCCAATGGTGTCTGGGCGGAGGTGCCACAGCGATGAGTGACGTCATCAGCCATGGCGTGAATGTCGTCGTCGGCCGCGTGCCGCATGTCGATGTCACGGTCGGCACCACCGGTCCAAGAGGGCCGGCCGGACCTGCTGGTCCAGCAGGAACCCCAGGCACACCAGGGCCCATGGGTACTCTGAACACCGTGGAGTTGACCCAGGCTGAGTTCGCCGCCTTGCCGGCGAAGCAGCCGAACACCATCTACATCATCATCTGAAAGAGGGGAACCCCATGGCCGCAATCGTCGCAGGCGACATCCTGTTCAAGCTGTCCATCAAGACTGGTTCGGCAGGCAACGCCGCGGCACAGCCGGACAAGAACCAGTCGCTCGGCAAGTACATCAGTACGACCGGCATCTCCGGAGCGCTCAACGACCTGTTCGATGACATCTCCGGTGCGGAGAACGCCGCGAGCACGACGGACTACCGCTGCCTCTTCATCCACAACAGCAACACGGCCAACGCTCTGCAGAACGCTGTGGTGTGGATGACCGAGGTTGCCGGTGGGGCCAACGTCACCATCGCCGTGGACAGCCTCGGCCCGTTCGCCATCACCGCCGGCCCGAGCGCCCAGGCTGCCGAGATCGCCACGGAGGTGGCTGTTCCCTCGGGCGTCGGCGCCTTCTCGGCCCCAGCCACCCAGGGCGCCGGCCTGTCGCTCGGCACGATCCCGGCCAACCAATGCAAGGCCATCTGGGTCAAGCGCTCCGCTGCCGCCTCGTCGGCGCTGTCCAACGACGGCGTGACGATCAACGTCGCCGGGGACACCGGCAACCTGTAGTACCTGACCGATGGCGGTCGCCTTCACCGGGGCCGGGACAGCGGTCGCCGCCAGCGGCGCTTCACCCCAGGCCGTCACCACGGCCACGGCACTCGCCGTGGGCGACGTTCTCGTCGCGCTCCTGTCCTACGACAACAGCGGGTCCGGTGGCATTGACCCGATGACGGGCACGTTGACGCCGACACCGGTGACGGGCGCCCTGTCGGCCAGCATCTCGGCGCAGACTGGCCTGAACGACCCCTCGTCGGCCAGTTCCGGTATCTGCGCGCGGTGTGTGGCCTGGAAGGTGACCACGGCGATCCCTTCGGGCACGGTGATCAACTTCGCCTGGTCGGGCACGGTGGTGGTCCGAGCGCTCGCCCTCATGAAGGTGACCGGCGCCGGCAGCGTCGTCAACTTCCGGACCAACTCGGGAGCTACCGGGGCCAACGCTGCTGGCGCGACCACGCCCTCGGTGCCCAATGGGGACGGGGTGCTGTGCTGGGCAGCGCATGAGAACGGTGCAGCGATCACCGGTGACGCTGATACCACCAACGGCTCGTGGAGCGCCGTCTACGGGAACTTCACCGGCTCAGCCGCTGCTGGCGTGGCGGCGTACTTCCAGTCGAAGGTCGTCAACGCCACGGCGACGCAGACGTTCAACCCGACCGGCACCTCGTCGGACTGGATCGCCGGCAGCATCGTCTTCACCGAGTTGGCGGCGGTCACCCCGGCGACGAGGACCACGACGTGGAACATCCTCTCCAGCGACGTCTCCCCAGCACGGCTCTTCGACGGCATAGACGACAACATCAGCTTCAACCCGTCGAGCCTCGTCGGGATGACCTACGGCACGTTCGCTGCCCTCGTACGGATCGACGCCACGCAGACGACGTTCGTCGCCAGTGCGCCAATCGGGCTGTACACGTCCACCAACACCGACGTCTTGGTGATGAAGGCGTATCGGATCGGGGGCAACAACGGTTGGTTGTCGCTGATGATCGACGGGACTTCCCAGGACATCGCCTGGCCGAACGCTGACACAACGTCATGGCGTCTGGTGGTTGTGCAGAAGGGCACTGGCTCCGTTGCCGGCAGGGCGTGGGTCTACGACTACACCACGGGCACCTGGACGATCAACAACGCCAGCATGGGAAGCGCTGTGGCCAACGCTGCGCGCACGGTCGCCAAGCTGAACGTTGGCGGCGAGTTGACCGACCCGGCGTTCCTCAAGGGTGACGTCGCTGCTGTCGCTGCGTGGAAGAACGTCGTGCTGTCCGACGCCCAGGTCAAGACGCTGATCAACAACTACCAGGCCTGGGCCGTCACGAACCCGACAGCGTTCAAGATCCTCGATCAGAACCCTGTCGCTGCGGTGGTGGATGAGGTTGACGCCGGGAGCACGCAGTCGGCCATCGTCGGTACCGCTGTCAGTCCGAACGCTGCACCGATACGTGCTCTTGTCACAACGTCTCTGACGACGACGTGGACCGCCCTTACCTCGGTATCAGCAGCGCGAACGACGACGTGGAACGTGGCTGCCCCCACCGGCGGCGGCACGGCGACGGTCGGAGCGCACACGTACTTCACCAGCGGCGGGACAAGCTGCACGGTCGCCACCCCGGCGCACTCGCCCGGCGACTTGCTGGTGTGGTTCATGGGCAACAACCAGGGCCAGCCGAGCCCGTCGTACCAGGTGCCCGACGCCTCGGCGGGGGCGTGGGTGCTGGCCGGTCAGGTCACGGGAAACTACGGCGGCTACTCGCCCAACGGTTCGGTGTACTTGCGGATCGCCAGGGCGTCCGAACCATCGACGTTCCAGTGCAACTCGCCCGGTGGCTCTGGTGGGCAGAACCACAGTGTGGCGATGGTCGCCGTCAGCGGCGCAGCCGCAGCCGCAACGGCGACAGCCGACATCGAGGTGCTGACCGGTGAGCACGGCTCGGGGCCGCTCAATCTGCCCGGCGTGACGGTGCCGACTGGAGGCGTTGCCCTCGCCTTCGCTACCAGCTACCCCGGCTTCGGCAACTCCGACCCGCCTGCGTCAGGACCGTGGGCGACACTGGACAACTGGGATCCCGGCGTGTCGATCAGATTCACCGGCACGGGCACCACTCCAACGTGTGTGATCCCATACGGCGGTGGTGACACAGCAGGGGTTCTGATCGCCATTGCTCCCGGGGGCGGGGGCGGCACCACCGCCGTCTCGGCCAGCCGCACCACGACGTGGAATGTCGCAGCGCCCACCGGCGGCACCACGTTCAACCTCTCCGACAACTTCAACCGGGCCAACGGTGCGCTCGGGAGCAACTGGGCGTCGCTGACGGGTGCCACTCAGCAAGTCATCGTCAGCAACGCCATCGAGGCGTCTGCAGCGCTCACCGACACCGCAGCGGTGGTCAGCGGCACTACCTATGGCGTGCAGTCGGTGGCCATGGACATCGTCCTCGGCGCCGACTACTCCGAGGCCGGGGCGATCATGCACGCTGCGACCACCACGGAGTTGCTGTTCTGCGTGTTCACCACGGACGGCACGCACCCGGCGTTCCCCGGCTTCGGCACGATCGACGGCCCGGCGCTGCAGCTGTACTACGGCCATAGCTCGGCGTACACCATGGTGGCCGAGAGGTCGGTGCCCGCAGCCACAGGTACCCACCGCCTCTACGCCATCGCCCTGGAGAGCAACCAGATCGAGTTGTGGTTCGACGGCGTCAGGTTGCTCACCGGTACTGACGACGGTGCCGTCGCCCGCACCGGAAAGCCTGGTATCACTCAGCATCACGCGACGACACCAGCACGGCTGGACAACGCCGTCGTCTGGTCGAACGCCACCAACCCGCCCGAGCCGACCATCACCAGCATCACGCCTTCGGCGGGCTACCCCGGGGACACGCTGACGATCACCGGGACCGGCTTCATCGCTGACGC